TTGCTACAGGAGCATTAGAGTCTACAGATTCAACTATTGCTGGAGTAGGAACAAAGATTTATTCTGGCTCTGGTATATTACAATCAGACCAGCCATTAATAGTAGGCACAGGAACTACAGCAGTAATCCACTCAGGAACTGGATCACTATTAGCAACAAGTAGTTCTATTGCTGGAGCAGGAGAATTAATACATACTGCTGCTGGAGCACTTGAGTCTAATAATTCTTTGATTGATGGATCAGGCAAAGTAATTCATATTGGGGCTAGCTCCTTAAATTCTGATGATTCAAGTATTCTTGGAAGTGGTACTTGGATTTCTGGTGGTGCAACCCACAGTGGAATAGGATTATTACAATCTAGTGTAGCCAACATAATAGGGGCTGGGGAAAGAGTCTCAGTAGGATCTGGTACATTATTAGTCACTTCATCTAGCATTATTGGAGTAGGTGAAAGAATATTAATAGGCACTGGTAGTTTACTATCAAATAATTCTACTATTGCTGGAACAGGGAAAAGAATAGTAGTTGGTAATGGTAATTTATTTTCTAGTAGCGCAAGCATAATAGGAGTTGGGGAAAGGATATCTATAGGATCAGGGGCACTATTATCCACTTCATCTAGTATTGATGGAGAAGGAAAGCGAGTTTATTCTGGTGCTGGATTATTATTATCAAATGATTCTACTATTATTGGTCAAGGTGGTCTTAGTGGGAATATCGCTGGAACAGGCTCATTAAATTCAAATGATGCAGAAATTGCTGGCATTGGTAATCATTATAATTTAATTTTTGGAGTTGGTGCATTACAAGGATCAGATAGTTTAATAGCAGGTACTGGGAAAAGGATTCTTTCTGGAACAGGCACCTTAGCTAGTAATGCATCAGAAATACAGGGAAGTGGAAGCATTAGTGGCAGTATTTCTGGAACAGGTGCGCTAAATAGTAATGATGCTGAGATTAATGGAACAGGAGAATTAATTCATAAAGGATCTGGATCATTATCTGCTATAGATGCAAGTATTGCTGGTGATGGTAGAATTCATGTTGCTGGATATGGCAACTTAGAATCTGAAGATTCAACTATTTCTGGCTCTGGTTATATATTAAGAATAGGAAGTGGACTCCTTGAAGCAAGCGAAAGTTATATTGCTGGTGTTGGAGCAAGAATCGTTACAGGGACTGGTGCGCTAGTAGCAACTGATTCTATTGTTTATGGATATGAAAAACTTACTCCACCTATTGATGTTGTGGTTATTCCATTAACATTAACTACTAAAGTAACAAATGAATTAACAATTACAGATAATGTCGATATAGAGTTGAGTATTCAAACATCTAGTTCTGATGAAGTTCAGATAAATACCTTCATTAGTTTTGATACGGAGTTATAAAATGGTTTGTAGCGTAGAAGAAATCCACCTAAATGATATTGGAACAGTATTTGAAATTCCTTTGTTAGATTGTGATGTTGCAGCATCAGATATTAATACTGCTACAGTAAAAACAGTATTTTTTATGAAGCCTGATGGAACAACATTGGTAACTAAAGATGCAGAATTTAAGACTGATGGAACAGATGCCATTATTCAATATACTACTATTGATGGTGATTTAGATCAAACTGGAACTTGGAAAATTCAAGCAAGAGTAACATTGCCAATTGGAACTTGGAGTTCTGAGATTAAGACTTTCAAAGTTTATGCTAACCTTGATACTGTAGTATAGGAGACTAATATGAAACTCATTTTAATTCTTTCTGCCTTTCTTATTTCTGGCTGTTCTATGTCAGAATTTGGCAAAGCTTCTGCTGGTGGAGCCATCTATGATTATCATAAAATCATTCATTCAGATGGTTCGCAGGAATGTACCGCCAGAGCTACTTCTAGTCGTGAAGTTATGGGGGCTACAATCAAAATCGGAAGTGATTGCTCTTTTGAAACTGTTATTGATGAGGCAGCTAGTCCGTTTGAAGTCATGGATCGCATGTTAGATATGGCGGTGCCAAAATGAAAAGGGAATACAAACTGCCTTATACAATAAGATATTATAGTAAACGCTATGATAAGCATGTTATTGTTGAAGAAGGATTTGAAAGTGATGGAGCAACCGGAGCTTTTGATATTTGGTCTGAAGCTTGGTGGGTTCATGATAAAATATGTGAAACTGGCAAGTGGAGTGATGGAACTTCAGTTACTAATTGGCAAGCATCAACTGTCTTAGCAGATATATTAGATAGTGAGCAACGATATTTTCGCGCTCGTTATTGGTGGGTTATGACTTGGCTGCTTGGGTGTGAAAAAGCTCGTGAAAATGGAATGTGGTAATGTTTAGTACAATTGATCCTCATTGGTTTTCTATTTCTTTGTTAGCAAAGAAAAATATGTTATTTTTTGGTGTTGGCATGGTAGCGGAAAATATAAGGTCTAATCCTGATTGGAGGATGTGGACTACAGTAATTGGAATGATTGTAGCAGTAGTTATCCCACTATTTACATTGTTATTTATGATGCAAGGAAATATTGAGAAAGAAGTATCCAAGCAATTAAAACCATTTGATATTCAAATTGAAAATATTCAAAAGGTTCATGATGGTATTGATGCTCAAATGGATTTAAAGTTGAGCCCTATATTTGTTGAATTAAAGCATATTGAAGATTTTCATGATAAGGGAACAAGATTCTCATTTGAAATGTGGGAAAGGGGAAAAGAAAATATCCTTGCTGTAATTGGCGAATGTAAGGCAGATAATCGTTCTATCCATGCAGATATATTAGATCGGGTAAGATACCTTGAGCAAAAGGGGGCAAAATAATTGAGCACATTAGGCAAAAAGCAAGAGCGTTTTATGAGGCTGCTTCCACGCTTGATTAATAAGGCGCATGAGTTAGGGTTTAACATTCGTGGTGGAGATTTATTCAGAGATCCAAGAGCCTTTGGCATGATGGGTGATAAAAAAGGATATGGACATAAGAATTCATGCCATAAACTAAAAATTGCGATTGATCTTAATCTGTTTAAAGATGGTGAATATATATCTTCAACAGAAGGCCATCGCGAATTGGGGGAATGGTGGGAGCAACAAGATCCAAATGCTAGGTGGGGTGGAAGATTTAACGATGGAAATCACTATTCACTTGAGCATAATGGATATAAATGAAAAATAAATTTAAAGTTGAACAAACAATGCAGCCAGGTGGCCTTATGTGGGCAGTAGTATTTGAACGCCAATATAGATTCATTAACAAGTCAAAAAAGAACGCAGAAAGACTTGCAGAAAGGCTTAATAAAATTCAGGAACGTAGATTGAGTGAGGAAGCATAATGGCACTAGTAACACCATATTGTACCGTAGCTGAGGCTAATTCATATTTGCTTGGGCATACAACTTGGGAAGATGCAGAGACTGCTGATAAGAACAGTGCTCTTTTCTGGGGTAGAGTTTATTTTGATTCAAATTATTCTTGTGTTGAATTTGATGAAGATACACCACCTGATGAAATTAAATATGCTAATGCCCTATTAGCAGAAGATCATCTTCAAGGCACCCTAATTGAAACTGGAAATGAGACAAAGGGAGCAGTAACGCTTAAACGTACAAAGGCTGGCTCTATTGAATCTGAAACAGAATACACTGCTTCTGGATCTAAAGCTAGTGATGCACAGGATGATGTTAATCAGCTCTTACATGATATTTGTAAAAAGATTAACAAATCAGTTAAAATGGTATTAAGGGTATGAGATTATCCCCTTCTATTCTTCGATTTAATAGGGTAATCCCCCGCTATTCGATTCTAATTTTACGATTAGAATTAGATATTAACAGGTAATTAAAAATGGGACTTAGAGAAGACATTCAAAGAGACCTTGGCGCTGCATTCGATACAGATCTTGCAGATGCTGTTAAAATTCTAACGCTAATTAAGATTTCAGGGGCATATAACACCGAATTAAGCGAAAATGTAGTTACAGAAACCTCTTTTACTACACGAGGCGTACTAGATTCCTATTTAGATAGAGAAGTTTTTAATGAGTCGGTTCATCCAACTGATGCAAAAGCTATAATTCTAACTAATGAATTAGCTGCTACGCCTGAAATTGATGATTATATAGAAGGCGCTGGCAAGAAATTTAAAATCATAAATGTTGCAGCCGACCCAGCGGATGCTCATTGGGAGCTTCAGTGTAGATTATGAGACCAATAAGTGGACCAGGATCTCAAACAAGTGAATCCGGATATACAGAAGTTGGATCTTTCAAAGAGCTTGGCAGGGTAATTACAAATATAATTGGTGTAAGACAAGTTAATCTTATTGGTGCAATGTGGTTTGATCTTGTTGAAGCTACTCCAGTATGTACTGGATATGCTAGGGGTAGTTGGTTTGTTACAACAGGAATTGTAAAATCTAAAAATCCACTTGGCCGAAGAGCTGATACAGATGAATGTAAGCGTTTATATGATTATCCTACATATCCAGAAGTTTTATATAAGTATTCAAAGCCGGGCGCAAGAAAAGTAACAACGTGGTATATTGTTAATTTAGCCCCATATATGGAAATACTAAATACAGGAACGTCAAAGAAAAAAGCAGCCAATTATCAAGGTTGGATAAATGATATAGTTTCAAAGCATGTTATTGGGGCAAAAATAGGGCAGATTAAGGAAAAACGGCTTATTTTGCAGAATAGGATTTAAAATTATGAATTTTGGTGAGATCGTAAAAGTTTGTGAAAAACATCTTAGTGATAATTGGTCAACAACTGAAATTGCATTTGATAATGCAGATTTTGATGTTCCGACTGATGCATGGCTAAGATGCTTTTTGCGTCCTGTTTTAACTGAAAATGTTGCGCTAGGTGGATTAGCAAAAAGAGATTATGCATCATTTTGGATACAAGTTTTTATTCCATTAAATATTGGTTCTGGTCTAGCATATGAATATGCTGCAATACTAGAGGCACTATTTAGTAATATTGTAATTGACGGTGTCAATTTTTATGCCGCTGAAACCCATAGAGTTGGTGACGAAGGAAATGGTTGGTTCCAGCTAAACGTAAGAGCTCAGTGCTGGGCTCAATCAAACTGTTAAATTGAGGTAAAATACGATGGGTATTACAAGTACAAACTATACAAGCATTGGCTATGTAGCGCATGATGGGAATGGCGATGTTCCTGCTAGTCCTGAATTTCAAATTCTGCCAACAACTGGTGGTGGTCCAACTTCTGCGCTTACTACTGCTGTATCAGAAGTAATTCGTAATGATCGTCAAACTGATGATCTTGTTTTAACTGATGCAGAAGTTTCTGGAGATATGAATTATGAACTATCATATCATCCATATAAGCCACTTCTGATTTCTCTTTTGCGTGATGATAGTGCCAATGGCCCTGCTGATTCTTATCTTACTGGGATTACTGCCACTGAGTCTGGAAGCATCCTTGGCCTTGCTGATATCGAAGATACTTATGGAGTAGGCTCTTATATTAACATTAATGGGATGTCCCCATCTTCTGTTGATGGCATTTATCGTGTTACTGGAATAGGAACAGATGAAATTACAGTAACTCCTCCTATTCCAGATGATGGCACTGGTGGTATTGCTCACAAAGCAGTCTTCAGAAATGCATCTGAGGCAGCGGATCTTTATTGCTTCAGAAAGAGAATTTCTTGTATTAGTGCTGGCTCTCCAGTGTATTCTAATTTCTTTTATCCTGGCTGTTCTATTTCAATGGCAAGTTTCAATTTTGAAACAGGCTCTATTTTGAATGGCACTGTTAGTGTATTTGGAACTATTGAAACTCCTCTTGAAGATACAGAGATTGCTGGTACTGATTATGCTAGCCAATCTGAAACTGAAGTGGCTGAATATTCTATTATGAATGCAGTTACTAGTGTTGCTGGTATTTCACTGGCTGGCTTGACATCTGAGTCTTGTTTCCAAACAATGAACTTGACTATTGATAATGGTACTCAAGGAGCTAAGTGTATTGGAACATTGGGTGCAGTTGATGTAACTGACTTTACTCTTAATGTTACAGCAGATATCACTATGTATTTCTGTGATCTTTCTGTATACAATAAGTTTATCAATTCAGAATCATTCAGTGTAGTTCTTGCGCTTCGTGATGGTGATGGCAATGGCCTTGTTATGACAATGCCCAAATGTAAGTTTGAAAGTCTTGATGTGCCTATTGATGGCAAAGATAACTTCCTTACTCTTACTGGTGGGTTGAGGGCATTGCGTGATCCAACTGATAATTACATGATTGAATTCCAATTCATGGATGGGTCTGCTGTTGCTGCTCCATTGTTTGAGTCTGGTGCTGTTGAAGATGCAACTGATACTACTATGACAGTTACATTTGATAGTGATGTTCAAGTCACTGATGGAACTAATATGGTTATTGCTGGTGTTGCTTCTTCTCCAACTGTAAGCGCGGCTGTGGCATCTGGCGATATTCTGACTCTTACTATGAGCGCAGCAGTTGTTGATACAGATAATCCAACACTTGCTTATACTGCGGCTGGTGGCAATTTGCTTGCAGATGGCACTGGCGAAACTCCAGTAGCAAACTTTGGTCCTGAAACAATAACTAATAATGTTGTTGCATAATCAAGAAAGGCTATGAGTCTTTCCCTGCTCTTATGGTTTGCCTGTAGACCATTTGAGCAGGTCTTTTATAGAATTATACAGGCACTTTTTTATACAGGTGAACATATGAATATTAAAATAACCCCAATTGATGGCAAGGTTGAAACAGAAGGGTCATGGGGAATATATCGCGGCGTTAAACTACTTATTGCCAGAGATTCAAATATCAAGTTTAAAAGGTTCTTTCGTCAAATATCAAAGCCATATAAGCATGATATTGATACAAATACTCTTGAAGAGGCAAAAGCAGAAGAGCTCATGGCATCAGCATATGCAGAAACTATATTGCTTAATTGGGAAAATTTCCCTGGTGATCTAGAGTATAGTAAAGCAAATGCAGAGTCTCTTATTAAAAGCGATTCTGATTGCTATGACTATATTAAAGACTTCTCAAAAAATCTTGATAATTATATCAAGAATGATGAGGAATTGGCATTGGGGGAGCAGTAAGGCTAATTGAGTGGAATCTTGATCATGCAGCAAATATCAAGATGTATGAGAGGCTGCGCCTTGAAGGGCAGCCTACTCCTCTCGATGATCCTGTTCAAAGTACAATTGTATCTGAATGGTATTTATCCGCGTTTAGGGTATTATCAAATGCAAGAACTGAGCGAAATGCAATAGCAATTAGTGATATAGCTGCATATATGGATATATTTGAAATAATTGGTACGAAGGCTGAATTTGTTTTAGTTATTCAGGCTCTTGACAATAAGTTGTTAGAGTCTACAAATAAGGAATAGAAAATGACTGATAATATTAGTGTCAAAATTACGCTTGATTCATCAAGCGTTGATTCACAACTTAAAAAATTAGACAATGATTTTTCTAAAATAACTAAAAAGACAAATGCATTAGCTGAGTCATTTAGAGATTATACAAAAGCCCTTAGTGATAAAAATGCTGCATCTGCTAGAAGCGCAATAGGAAAGCTGAATCGTGCTTTTGAATCCTCCAAAAATATGGTTGTGAAACTACGGGAGTCAATGGTAGAATTTACAAGGGCAACAAAAGATTCTGGCCTTTCATCAAAAGAAACAGCCACATCAATTGCAGAGTTTAAAAAGCAGCTAACTCAGGTAAAGAATGCAATTATTACTGCATCAACTAGCTTAGAATCATATAAAAGAATATCTAAATCGGCAACTGCATCAACTGAGCAAATTCAGCTTGCGTATATTAGAGCAGCAAGCGCAATGAGAAAGCTCGAAGCAGCGGAGGCTATGGCAGCTATTATGCTACAAAATGTTGCAAGGGCAACAACTAAAGCAAAAGATGTAGCTATTGAATTTGCTGCTGCAGAACAAAAATTGGCTGAGGAAGCCAAAAAAGAAGCAAATGCAATTGGCGATTCATATAAGTCATTAACAACTCATTCAACTAAAGCCAAAGCTGCTACAGCTGATACGACTAATCTAAATAATGCATTAGGTGGAGTTACATCATCAGCAAAATCTTCACATTATGCTGTTGTTACAGCATATGGTGCCCTTGATGGATATTCAACTAGAGCTAAAAATGCTGCAGTTGATACGATAGGTTTAAATAGACAAATGAATGGGGCAAAACCAGTAGTTGAGGCTGTAAAAGATGCCTTTGCTGGTGCTTATGGCACACTAAATATATATTCAGCTAGTGCAAAAAAGGCTGCTGTAGATACTGCTAGTTTAAATATGTCCCTTGCTGGAATAACCCCAGAAACAGAAGCTGCAAAAGTTGCATTTTCTGGAGCATATGGTTCCCTTAATATATATTCTGAAAAAGCAAGAACTGCTGCAGTAGATACAACAAATCTTAATGTAACATTGACTGGAGTAAAGCCTGCAGTAGAATCTGTCAAAAATGGCTCTCTTAATGCATATTCTGCAAAGGCAAAGTCTGCTGCTATTGATGTTACTGGGCTTAATAAAGCACTAGGTGGTGCAGTTCCAGTTGCAAAGGAGCTATCAACAACTGCAGGACAATTAGCAATTGATCTTGATAAAACAGCTGCTAAAACAAATAAATTTGCTGGTGGTCTAAAAAGACTTAGAAAGTCCATGGAATTCATTATTAGAATGAAATTTGCTAACTATTTATATCGGTTATGGGATGCAATAAATCCTGTTGCCTTGGCAAGACTTCAATCTGAATTCCTTGGCTTCCGTAATGCAATGATGGTTACGGCAGATGCAAGTGGAACAATGACTGAGAAAATAAATCATGCAAATGATCAAATGGTTGTTTCAGCAAGAATAGCAAAAGATTATAGAGTACATATAGATAGTGTTGCAAAAGCTTATTCAAAATTCTCTGCTGCGGTTGTTCTTGCTAGTGGTAGGGCTGAAGGGTCAATAAAGGTTGCAGAGCACCAATTTAGAGCATTTGCTAAAGTTGGTCGAATAATGAATCTTAATAAAGAACAAATGCATGGTTTATTCTTATCAATTGAGCAAATGACATCAAAAGGATTTGTATCAATGGAGGAATTGCGTAGGCAGATGGGGCAGTATTTGCCAGGCTCGATGGAATTAGCAGCAGAAGCAATGGATCTTGGCAAAGAGAAAATGGGGGAGTTTTTTAAATTAGTTGCCTCTGGAACTCTAAAGACATCAAAGTTTATGCCAAAATTTGTTAAGAAAATAAATGAAACTTATGGTGGTGATATACTAGAGCAAGCACTTAAAAAGCCAACTGCTGCTTTTGCTGAATTGGCAAATTCATTAGATGCATTAAAATTAGCATTTGCTCCAGCCCTTGTTACTCTGCTAATGCCTTTTGTAAAAGGACTAACGATGTTGGCCAATGCATTAACTAAACTTGTTGGAGTATTTTTTGAAGTAGATAGTTTTGTAAAAGTTTTGACATCATCCAATAAGAATGTTGGCAAATCATTTGAAAGTGTTGCATCCGAAGCAAATTCTGTAAATAGTGAATTAACTGCTGTATCAGAGGCTGCTGATGGCGCTAATGAATCACTCGTAAAGATTGATAAGACAGCAACAAGTTTGGGTGAAAAAGCCATGGCAATGAAGGAATCATTTATGGGATTAACATCCAATTTATTATTTCTAGGCATTACAGCAGCTGCACTTATAAAACCTTTTGGTCTTATTTTAAAAGGATTCAAGTGGCTCTTTAGTCCATTAGCAAAAATAACAGTAGGAATATGGGCGGCTGGAAAGGCATTCCTTGCTTTTAAAGATAAGATGATAGCAATTAGAGTTGCAATATTTGCTGCTCGTGCTGCTCTTGCTTCTGTTGCTGCAACAGCCGCTGTTATTGCTGCACCTTTTGTTGCATTTTTCGGAATAATTGCTGGCGGCATTATCCATTATAGAAATTTAAAGCAAGCCCATGAAGAAACTATGCAGGCTATGGTAAATTATAAAGCCCCACCAATTTCTAATTATGATGCAGAGATAATAGTTTTAACACAATCGCTAAAAAAAGCAAAGGGGAGCCAGGCTACATTTAATGCAACAGTTAGGGAATCAATTGGATTATATAATACAGCAGTAAGTGTACTTCAGCAATTTTCCCCAGAACTTAGTAAATCAGCAATGGCACTTGCAAGTTTAAAGAAATTAAGAGATGAGGCCTTAGCACAGGGGAATGATACTCATGTTAAAATGTTTAATCAAGCAATAGCAACTGTCAGCAAATCAGTTAATGAACAAACCAATTTTATAAAAGCAAATGCAATTGCTGTTGCAGAAAAACAACAAGCAGATTTTGAGGCTGCATGGGCAGCACAGAAATTAGGACATATGACTGAGGATTATGCCAAACAACTTTATCCACTTGTTGATGAAGAAGAGGCGCTGAGACAGGCAAAGCTCCTTGGCATTAAGACAACTTCTGACCAAATGAAAGGAATCAGATTTATGATTAAGCATGGCCTTACTCCTGAGCATGAAGCAGTTAAAACTTTAATGGGGCTGTATAAAAATGCTGATGAAGCAAAGAAAAGACAAAACAAGACAAAGCCAAAGGCACTTAAAGATAATCTTAAAGCAATAGATGATTTAATTAGAGCACAAAAAGATGAACTTCACATATTAGGCTTAGATACAACGGCACAAAAACTATATAGAATAGAAATGGCAGCAACCAAGCAAGAGCAAAAGCTTTGGAATTTGGTTATGAAGGATACTGCTACTGATCTTGAAACTCTTAATCAAAGATATGCAGAAGGAGTAGCAGCAATTAGAGCAACTGCTGCTGCTCAAAAGGAAGCAATAAAAATAGCAGCAGAACAAGCAAAACTTGCTGCTGTACGAGGTTCATTTGAAACAATGACTGATAAGATTAAGAAGCAAGAGCAGGCATATACTGATTTGATAGAAGTCCAGCACTTAATGTCAAGTGATGAGTTTAATGAAAGACTAAAAGCAATAAATGAGTCGTTAGATACTGGGATAATAAAAACTGAAGAATGGGCTGTAATCTGGACTGATGTAATGGGACAAGCAATAGGAGACTTTGCAGAAGGCGCAGCGGATTCAATTGTAGAATTTGCAACTACTGGAGCAGTATCATTTAAGGAAATGGCAGCAAGTATTCTTTCTGATATATCAAAGATGATAATTAAAATGCTTATATTAAAGGCAATAGAATCATCAATAAGTTCATTTAATAGCACGGGGAGTGCTGCTGCTGGATCTAGTAAGGAAATGGGAAATTTCATGTCTGCAGATTTTGACTCAATAAGTGCCGCAGGGATAGGAACTGGTTTTGAAAAAGGTGGGGTATTTAATAAAGGGAATGTAGTTCCATTTGCTAGAGGTGGAGTTATAAATAAACCTGTTCTATTCCCAATGGCCAATGGTGCTGGATTAGCAGGAGAAGCTGGACCAGAAGCCATAATGCCACTTAAAAGAGGCAGGAATGGAAAGCTTGGTGTAGAGTCTCAAGCTGCTCATTCAACAATATTTAATATTACTATTGCAGCAAATGAAGAAGGCAAAGGATATATAGATAAAAAATCTATGGCTCAATTACACACTAAAGTAATGAATGCAAATGGTGCTAAGGAAGGCTTCAAGAATTAAATAAGATATAATGATTAAAATATATCATGATATTTTACTATCTGAGTGCATAGCACTTGGAGCTAAAGCAATTAAGGAGTATAAAACTCAAGTTGTTAGGACAGATGTTGGCAAAGAACAAAGAGGGATTGAATGGCTAACTCATCTTAGAACATTTGATATAGGAACAGGAATCAAGAGATGGGAAAATCTTGATGAGATGGTAAATATATTCCATGCATGTGAAGGGTCATATGCTGGATTCTTGATGAGAGACTTTACTGACTGGCGCAGCGGAGTAGGAAATGTTGATTATCAACCAATGGTTCAAGATCCTGTTGATCCCTTGGAATGGTACTTTTTTAAATCAGCTAATGTAATTGATTTAGATGATAGTCCACTTATTAGAACTGATGCATATCATTGTAGATTTGTTGTATCTAGTACTGTTATAATAAAAGATCAAGGATCAATTGTTTATAATTATGATTTAGATAAAATAAATGGCAAGGTCTTTTTTGATACAGAGCCAACTGCACCAGAGGCAAGTTTTGAATATAATATAGCTGTTAGATTTTTAAATGATTCAATTGATGAGTTATATAATTGGGCAGGAGCTGGATCTATTCAATGTAGATTAGAACAAGTATATAGATTTGAACTTGAAGACAATATTCATTATATAACAAGTGTACCATATACAATTAATGAACGTAATTCTTTAGATTTAAGTGCAAATATTTCTTCAATCAAAGGTGTTTTGTCTCCACAAGATAGCATAAGTAGTTCAGCATCAATAGCTGAAATGGCATTCAGAGATGTTACTTTTAATAAAGAAAATGAAAATTCATATGCAATCCCTAATATAGAAATTGTATCTGGCACAATGGATTCTGTTATAATTGAAACAGAAGTTGATCCAGAATCATATGCAATATTTAATATGGATATTGTTTCTGGAGATATAAAAGTTACAGTAATAATTCATGATTTACAAATTAATACTGATGATATTGATAAATATTATATTCCATCAATGACTATTATTTCAGGAGATTTATATTAATGATTAAAATTCCAACAAAAATTTCTGGGCATATAAAACTTGAAATTATAACTGCTAATGGCGATGTTCGTTTTAGGTCTGAATTTAATAACTTAGTATTAAATGAAGGACTTAATTATGTTATGTCAGCAAATTGGTCTCCTCTTAATACTTCAGCTCATTGCAATGTTGGCACAAAAATTACAGAACCAACAGAATCAGATACATTTGCAACGGCAGAATTGGTTGGAACAAATATGGTTAGTGGTCCTTCAAGCTATAATTGGAATAGCTCTGGAGACTATGCTTATGCTATTAGACAATATTATTTCACCCCAAATAATAATATAGATGGCCATGCATTAGCAGAAATAGTATTTAGTTATTATAATTTTGTTGCTTGGTCAAGAACTTTAATAAAAGATGCTAATGGAAATCCAACAACAATAACTTTAGCAGATGATGAATATTTAAAATTAGTATATGAACTAAGAGTCTATCCACCAACTGGAGATACAACAGGAGTGGCAGATATAGGTGGTGATACATATGATTATACTGTTCGTCCATATCGCCGTGCAAATCAAGGTTTTTTATACTTGCCTCGTTGTGTAATTAATGGTGCTGGAGTAGCAAATACATCAACTGCAGTTCTTGTTGCAGAATCTGATGAGGCTATTTCATATACAGGATATAGAAGCTCTGCAAACTCTTTAGCTGATTATAATCAGGATAGTTATTATAGAAGGTCAACATTCATTTGGACTCCATCAGAAGCAAATATTTCTGGTGGAATTTCAGTTTTAATTTTTGCTGGTGGCTATCCATATTATTGTTTTCAAGCTTTATTTGTAAAACAAGGAGATCCTGATCCAACTTATGGAACAAATATTCCCAAAGATGATACTAAAACATTTAGCATAACTGTTGGTGGATATATAGCTAGAAGGGAACCAGAATATGCTAGAGGAGCTGTTAATGATGGGGCAACGACAAGTTTAATATTAAAGTTTGATAATGAAGTTTTACCAGCTAGTCCAACTATTGCTGCTTTTACAGTAGATATAAATTCTGGTACTAATAATGTAGTAACCAATGTGACTACTTCTGGAACTACATTGACTATTACAGTAACAGATGCAATTGTGAATGGAGATACTATTACATTTAGTTATGTAAAAGCAACTGGAAATTTAGTTGGATCTGATGATGCTGAAGTTGAAAATATAACTGATGCAACAGTAGTTAATAATGTAACATAATTAAGTTATGATTAAAATATATTCTGATATAGAACTTCCTCTTTGTATTGCTCTTGGAGCAACTACAAATAAGTTCTATAGCACCCAAATTATTACTACAAATAGTGGTAAAGAACAGCGTGGAGCAGAATGGCTAACTCATAATAGATCATTTGATATTGGGACTGGTATTAGAGACATTGATGAACTAGAGAAAGTAATAACCTTGTTTCATGTCTGTGAGGGATCATACGCAGGATTTTTAATGACTGATCCTACTGATTATCGCAGTGGGGTTGGAGAAGAAACTTTTTCTCCTATGCTACAGGATCCAGTAAATCCTCTTGAATGGTATTTCTTTAAATCTGCTTCAGTTACAGACTTAGAGGACACAATTTTAATAAGGGATTATGCTTATCATTGTAGATTCATTATTTCTAGCACTGTTATTATCCAAGATGAAGGGGCAACAGTATATAATTATTCAATTGAAAAACAAAATGGAAAAGTCTTTTTTGATGTAGAGCCTGTTGCACCAAAAGCAAAATTTCAATATAAAATTGCAGTTAGATTTTTAGATGATAAAGTAACTGAACTTTACACCTGGTCAGGTGCAGGAACAATTACTTGTAAGTTAGAACAAGTAAAACTGCCATATAGATTTGAATTAGAAGATAACATTCACTATATTACAAGTGTTCCATATACAATTAATCAACCTGATAGGATTAATACTTCTGCATTGATTAATAGAATTTCAGGAACATTGAGCCCAATAGATTCTACTGGATATTCAACAGAAATAGATAGCTTATCATTATCAGTCAAAGTAATTCATAAGTTTTCTGATACTTCATATTTTGTTCCAAAGCCTGACATGATTTCTGGTGAAATAATATCATTAATGAATGAACATGATGCTGGAATAGATGTTTATTTTGTACCATTAACAGAAATGAAATCTGGAATAATAGAAGTAGTAGTATTATTTCATGATTTAACGATTCACAATAATGATATTGAAAAATATTTTGTACCTTTGCCAATGATGGTCTCTGGAGAATTATCATGAAAATTAATTTAAAACAAACAGTAAGTGGGCGCATAAATTTAAAAATTATAAAAGCAAATGGAGATATTCGTTTTGAATCTAGCTTTAATAATCTAATTTTAAATGAAGGTTTTAATTATGTAATGGGAAGCGCAACTACCCCAACCACTCTTGCAGGTTACTGCTATGTTGGAACAAATGGAACTGCACCTTTAGAAACAGATACTTTTTCAACTATGGAATCTGTTGGAACAAGAATTGGTGCATCAACATCTGAGCATGAGCCAGATTCTATTAATGGATATTATTGGTATAAAAGAGAACATAGATTTACTCCTTCTCAAAATATTGATGGATATGCATTATCAGAAATTATGTTTTCTAACTATGATGTTGCATGGTCACGAACATTAATTAAAAACAATGATGGCCAGCCAACAACTATTACACTTAATTCTGATGAATATTTATATATAATTTATGAATTGAGACTTTATTGGCCAACTGGTGATAATACAGGAACGATAACAATTGCTGGAGTTGCTGACGATTTTGATTATACTTTAAGGCCATATCTAAAAGATAACATAAATTATTTTACGCCATCACATTCTGGACCAATACGTGCAATTAATGTTTCATCATCAGCTACTCAAGAATTAGTTGCAGAAACTGATGAATCAGTATCTTATGGAGATTATCTATCTGCACCAAATTCACAGTCTATATATACACAAGATAGTTATTATAGAGAGTCAACTTTTATATTTATTCCGACAAAAGCAAATGTTGATGGTGGAATAAGAGTTATATTGTTTGCACATAGTTATCCATATTATAATTATCAAGTAAAATTTATTAAGCAAGGAACCCCAGATGCAACATTTGGTACAAATATTCCAAAAGATGCAACAAAAACACTTTCACTAACAATTGGTGCATATATTGCTAGAAGACAGCCTGAATATGCCTATGGTAGTGTAGAAGATGGAGCAACTACTAGCCTAATTCTTAAATTTGATAATGAAGTTTTGCCAGCTAGTCCAACTATTGTTGCATTTACAGTAGATATAAATAGTGGGACTGATAATGTCGTTACAAATGTTACTACATCTGGAACTACATTAACTATTACAGTAACAGATGCAATTGTGAATGGAGATACAATTACATTTAGTTATGTAAAAGCAACTGGAAATTTAGTTGGGTCTGATGATGCTGAAGTAGAAAATATAACTGATGAAATAGTAACTAACAATGTAACATGATTAAGTTATGATAAAAATATATTCTGATGTAGAGTTCCCTCTTTGTATAGCAATTGGTGCTAAGGCATCAAAAGAGTATAAGACTCAAATTGTTGGAACAGATGCTGGAAAAGAACAGCGAGGAATAGAATGGCTTACGCATAATAGGTCTTTTAATATTGGCACTAGCATTAGAAACATAGATGATTTAGAAAAAGTAATTGCTCTATTGCATGTTTGTGAAGGATCATATGCAGGCTTTCTAATGAAGGATCCAACAGACTGGCGCAGCGGAATAGGTGAAGAATCATTTTCTCCAATGTTACAAGATCCAGTAGACCCATTAGAATGGTATTTTTTCAAATCTGTCTCTGTAATTGATTTAGATGATGCAACTTTAACAAGAGATTTTGCTTATCATTGTAGATTTGTTATTATAAGCACGATTGTAATTCAAGATGAAGGCTCAACAGTTTATAACTATGAAGTTGATAAGATAAATGGAAAGGTATTCTTTGATACAGAGCCTGTAGCTCCAGAGGCCAAGTTCCAATATAATATTGCTGTTAGATTTGTAGATGATAAAATAACAGAACTTTATAATTGGTCAGAAGCAGGAGAAATAAATTGCATATTAGAACAAATGAAGTTGCCTTATCGGTTTGAATTAGAAGATAATATTCATTATATTACAAGCGTTCCATATACAATTAATGTACAAGATTCAACAACATCTAATTCTAGCATTTCTGTTATTAAAGGTGTTCTTTCACCAACTGATATAATAGAACAAGCAGCATCTATAAATGAAATGTCATTTAGAAATACTATTCTTAAAGCTGAAGATTTTAATTCATATGATGTTGAAAATGCAGAGATGATTTCTGGAGTTATAGAATCTGTTGTTAAATATCTTGATGCTGGAGATGAATCATATGATGTTGAAAATGCAATAATGATAAGTGGAATTATTGATGATCAAGTAATCTTTCATGATTTAACAATCCATGATGATGATATTGAACGCTATGATGTACTTAATGCAATTATGATTTCAGGAGTATTAGAATGATTAAAATGAAAGAAAGAATTAGTGGACATATAAAATTAGAAATTCTGACTTCTGATATGAAAGTGCGCTTTTCATCTAAATTTAGCAATGTTATAACTAATGAAGGATTAAATTATATTGTAAGCCAGCCATATTCACCAACTGGTTTATCAGGAAGATGCTATGTTGGAACAAATAATGCTATTCCAACAGAAGCAGACACATTCTCAACAATGACAAGTGTTGGATGGACCGGAACCAGTCTATCTCAATCATGGGGATGGAATGACCCTGGAGATTATTATGGATATGAAAGAGTTTATCAATTTACTCCAGCAAGTAATATAGATGGATATGCATTAGCAGAAATCTGCTTTGCTTATAATGATGTTGCTTGGTCAAGAACTTTAATAAAAGATATTGATGGAGATGTTACAACAATAACTTTAGCAGATGATGAATATTTAAGAGTAACTTATGAAATAAGAACTTATCCCCCAACAGGAGATGTTACAGGGGCAATAGATATATCTGGTGTAACTTATGATTATACTTTGCGTCCTTGTAAAAGAGAAGATGCTGGATTTGCTCCTAATCGCGATGGTGCATTAAGGTATGGATGGGTATATGAAACTAATGACTTAACAAGTGAAGATGAATACCCAATTGGAACAAATAGTCTATATAATGGTATAGAATTTTCCATTTATTCCCAAGATAGTTATTATAGAGAATCTTCCTTTTTCTGGAATGTGGGGGGTGGAAATTATACTGGTGGAATAGCTGTAGTTGTTTTTGGATATGGATATCCATATATGTGTTTTCAAGTAAAATTTGTAGCTCAAGTTGATTTAGGAACTCCATTTTTTACAAATATACCAAAAACTGATACAAATGAATTAACTCTTACTATTGGATCAACCTTAGCAAGACACGAACCAGAATATTCAAGAGGTAAAGTTGTTGATGGAGCGACTACTACCTTAGTATTAACATTTAATGGTGCTCTTTTGCCAGCTAGTCCAACTATTGCTGCGTTTACAGTAGATATAAACAGTGGTACTAATAATATAGTAACTGGAGTGAGCACTTCTGGAATGGTATTAACAATAACAGTAACTGATGCAATTACTAATGGAGATGATGTTACATTTAGTTATGTAAAGTCTACTGGTAATTTAACAGGAAGCGATGGGGCTGAAGTAGAAGACATAACAGATGCTGTTATAATTAATGAGGTGACTTAAATGTTATTAAAAACAGAAATTAAATTAGCTGGTCATATTACTGCATTAGTAACAAGATCAGATGGAAGTTTGAAAACAAGAGAAGATTTCCATAATCTTATAACTGATGTTGGTATGGATGCATTAGGCAACTATTCAATGACCGATGCTGGTAGTGGCCCAAAAGTAGGCAGTGGTACTACAGCTCCAACTTTTGCTGATACAGACCTTGAAGCAGAAATTACTGGAGCTGCCACACCTATATCAAGTACATTTTCTCATAATAGTGGCGCTGGAGGGCAATGGATTGTTTATTATACAAGAGTATTTACTTATGCCCCTGGACAAATAATTGGAACTGTTTCTGAAGTTGGCTTCTTTGGAACAAGTGGCATGTTTAGCAGAGCACTTGTTACTGATTTTGAAGATGAGATTACATCAGTTGTAGTTCTTGAAGATGAATCCTTAACTATTGTATATGAACAAAGAAAAGTTGTCCCAAATACAGACTATTCAGCTACTATTACTACAGAAGAAAGTGATGACTATGATTATACTATTAGAGCAATAGGGGTTGACAATGCAGAAACCTATAATTATTGGTCTCCAGATCAAGAAGTTTTTCAAAGTACAGCTTCCGCGTTAGAAACGGATGTATTAGCAGACCAAGACAGCTACCCAGGTGGAGCAGATGATAATGCGAATGGGTATTCATATTTAACTTATGTTCCTGGATCATATGAATCACTAACAAATTTTAATTGGGTTCCAACCAATGCGATATTTACATCAGGAATTGGGTCAATTACATTTTGCATAACATATTCACCAAACCCATCAGCTAGTGCTGGCTTTCAATGCAACTTTTCTCCAAAAATTCCTAAGACAGATGAAGATGCTTTGGACATCACTTTTTCTGTTTCTTGGAGTAGAGCATAATGGCTATTACAATTACCTGGTCTAGCGAACCAGTTCCAAGCAGATTTATTAGGCCACATAATAATCCATATTATGCAAATATAAGCAGCATAAAATTAAAGGATAAAGAATATGGACCAATAAATAGAGAAGATGTATCAAAGGGATTCAGATATTATCTATGGAAAGTCGTAGCGGAATATGAAACTGGCTATGTCTATTTATATAAAGATGGAGAATATGAAAATAAAGAGTTGGTTTTTACTCAGACACATATAACATATATTGGCCTTTCATGGGATCAGCTTGGTAGACCATTAATTGTATATCAGTATCAAGACAATATCTATCTTTGGTGGTATGACCCTACAATTCCTGGCATAACAATTACTGATCTTGGAGTAGGAGAAAAACCATATTTAAGATTGGATGATATGCGAGATATGACTATTGGTGGCTATTCTAAGAATACAATAATTTATAAAGTTGGCACTACTATGAAATATCGTAGCCAGCTAGATAGATGGAGTACAGAATATGATACACCAGTTGATGAGCTTGAGTCTGAATTAAATCCTATGGCATATGGAATGTCTCATATTAATAGGCTACAGCTTCAATATGAAGGAGAAACAGTTGGTGGGGAGCTGCCAATATATGATCCTCCTAAGGATGATGTCTTTGTGCATCTTGGCGAAGTTGCCCAAGATATATCTATCCCTGCTACATTTTATAAAGGAATAACTGAAACTTATGAAATTTGCCTTTATGAATTTACTGCTCCATTAGATAATGTAGTTACAACAGAGATTACAATTACTTCATTTGATGATGCTGGAGATACATTTGATATTTGGGTTTCTTTAATTGGATCTTCAGAAAGAGATTGCCAAGCATTAGCACAAGTAAGTGGAGCAGCAGCAGACTTTTCTGGCTGTATGCCAACTGGGCAAGTATATCTTTTCATTCAACCAAAACAAAAAGTTTCTGGTTTTGCGGTGACATTAGAATGATTATTAATGTACTAATAGATGATGTAACATCTACAGATAATTCTATAACTCCTCAATATAGCACTGATCTTATCAGGCTACAGAGTGGGTTCACCCTAGCGGATAAAAGATGGAAGTGGCCTAGGCATGAATATACTGTTGATACTCCAGTATTAGAGCTTCCAGATATTGAGCAAAGATATATGCAGCTATTCCATTATACATATGGACCAGCTAAAGGATTTTTGTTTCGGGATTGGGCAGATTTTAAAAGTTGTCCAGTAGATGATACTATATCTGTAAGTGATCAAGTCTTAAAGCCATCTGAAGATAATCCTCTTGAATATCCAATTACTAAATTATATAGTATTGCCTCAAGAGAATTTTATAGAAGGATTTATCGGCCAATAGAAGGAACATTAATAGTCGCAACAGATCAGTCATATACTATTGATTACACTCTAGGCATTTTAACTTTTACTACTTTGCCTACAGTAGTAACTTGTGGTTTTGAATTTTATGTTCCGGTGCGGTTTAAAGATGATCCTATTACTATTGAAATAGTTGGCAATAAAGCAGATGATGTTCCTGTTGGTAAAGTAGCTGGCCTTAGTCTTTTAGAGGTAATCCCAAGTGATTGATCAAACAATTAGTTTCCACTCTTTGCTTAAAATAACTCCAGATGCTAAATTTGGCATTGATCCTTTTGGAGCAACAGATAGAGATGAAGATATTGTTACTGGAGGAATTGAATATAAAGTTTCTCTTGGATATACTCCATCCAACCTTGATACTGATAATGATTTAGCCCCTGGCAATTCTGAAGTTGAAGGCTTCCTTTCATCCATAGGTGTTAATAGATCACTTATAGAGAATGGAGTTTTTGATAATGCGTTTTTGGAATGGATGCTATATGACTCTGATACAGATACTGTTGTAAAGACTATTCTTTCTGGCTACTGGGGGCAATGCCAGATGTTTAATAATAGATATGTGGCAGAATTCCGCAGCCTTTCTCAAGTATTGCAAAACCCAGTAGTTGAGCTTATTTCTCGCACCTGTAAGGCTACATTCTGTGATGCTAAGTGTGGATTAGATATTGCTACATATACAAGGTCTGGAATAGTAACTGCTGCAAATATTGATAAGTTATATTTTGAAGCATCTGCTATTACAGAAACAGATAATTTCTTTAAATATGGATATGTTATCTGGAAATCTGGGAATAATGACAATGGTGAATCTGAAGTAGCACAGTCAGATGAAAATGGGAACTTTAGATTATTTGAACCAGCATCATACTCTATTCATGTAGGCGATACCTTTCATCTTGTAGAAGGCTGTGATAAATTAAAATCTACTTGTATAGGCTTTAGTAATATAGTAAACTTCAGAGGAATGCCAGATTTGCCAGGAGACTCTTATGTCAGAAAAAGCTATAAGAATTAAATTAGTTGAGACTGCAAGGGAACTTAGGTGCACTAGATTTGTACACCAAGGAAGAACTAAGTATGGCTTAGACTGTTTGGGATTAGTTATATATGCAGGGAAACAACTTGGTTATAATTTAGAACCGGGAGTTTTAAATTACTCGGTAAATCCCCGCGATAATCTTTTTAAGGGCGTTCTCCTACGAGAGCATATGTTGGAAAAGATAAGTAAAGAAGAATCAGAGCCTGGCGATCTAATGCTAATGAATTTTATAGGATATCCAATGCATATAGCTATTATTTCAGAGAATGGAATGATACATGCACATGCAGGAGCTACTTGGGTAACAGAACACGCGCTAAATTATAAATGGGAAAGAAGGATCCATTCCTATTGGCGCATTATTTGGAATAACGTGGAGAAAATCTAATGGCAGTAGCAGGAGCAGTAGTTGCTGGATATACATTTACTGCAACAACAGCAGCAATAGCAAATGTATTAATTTCCATGGCATTAAGTGCAGCAGCATCTTGGTTGATGAGGCCAGAATATGCAAACAGTGCTGGAGAAGTTGAGATAACAGGATCTAAGCATGGTACCCCAATAATAAAAGCATATGGATCTGGTACATCTGCTGGACAAGTTATTTGGGCTGCTCCAATGAAATATAGAGATGAAGATGTTGGAGGTAAAGGAGGAGGAGATGCAACAGTTGAATACGCAGTAGCAACCTTTGCATTATCAGTAGCATCTGGCCCAATAAAAGCTATACGGAAAGTATGGCTAGATGGCAAAATTAAATATGATATTACTGCTACAGATTCTAATTCTATAGCAGCATCAAATAAGTTTAGGGATAAACACATGACGATGTATCTAGGCACTGATGATCAAATGCCAGACCCTACTATTGTTAGTCATGCTGCTGGTGCAGATGAAACTCCAGCATATAGAGATGTTGCATATATTGTATTTGAAAACTTAACTCTTTCAGATAATAGGATGTATGCTTTTAAAGTTGAATTTGAAGGCATAGCCACAGCGGAAGGATTAACTCCTACCAACGCAGTAAATATAGCATTGCGTGGGAAATTGCCAGCTGCCACTAGTCCAAGGGGAGTGACATTTGATGGAACAAATATTCTTGTTGGGTATATGGATCCAGTTGGCCCAACTGAGCTGAAATATGTTTATGCAAATGATTTTATAGGTGATGAAACATATACTTTAAGTAGCTCTGATTCCCGTTTCTCTTCCGGTGGAAGCATAACAGAAAGAAGGGCAGCATCAAATGGATTTCAGGGCTTTACTGTTGGAGTTTATGATACTGATAGTGGAAATACTTTTTATGAAGAATATGGGATGGTACACCATACCTGGCTTAGAATGCCATTTGGTGGAGAAGAGAATCTTCTTGTTGGCGCCCCAGATCCTATATTGTCAGAAAATATTTTAGTAAATCCAAGATCATATTATAACCCATATACTGATAATGTTATGTATTATGCAGTATTAGAAAAAACTGTTTTGGAAACAACAGATATTTTTCTTACTAAGGCAACATGGACAGCTGGGGACTCTATTTTGCCTGATCCATTATATACAGATGTAGCCATCCCAACTCACAATTCATATTTGTTGTTTGGAGGATTATCATCCCCTTGCATTATGGTACTAGGAGCATCCGCACTTAACGCTGAAGGCACGATGTATATTTATCCTGATATACAATTAGAAGATGCTCCAACTATTTATGTGAATTATAAGGCAACAATGGGAGTTTCTGTAATTTGCGCTTTACATGAAAGTTTAATAATTGGAATAAATACAGCTGGCGATAAATTTCTTGTTTTTACTGTTGGTGACATTACAACTCCAATAGCAGAATTGGATTATGATCAAATTGCTGTATCTGGAGATCAGTCTATATATCCACCATCTTGTATCCATGGATTTTTTAATTACTGCAATAAAGTTTATAATATTGGCCTAAATCCAAATGGCTTTATTTATGATGGTATCCCATTAGCAGATGTTGTAAAAGATTTAAGTATGACAGCTGGCTTAACAGATATCCAAGCAAATACAGACAATTTAAATGATGAAGTTTGGTCTTTTACTTTATCTTCTAAAATAGATGCAAGAAGCGCAATTACAACATTAAGAAAGGCATATTTCTTTGATAGCTATGAAGCTGGTGGCCAAATTCATTTTATACAAGATGGTGATTATCCAATAACTGTTATTCCAGAAGATGATTTAATTGGTGAACCAGAGATAGATAGAATCTTTGAAAATGAAATTGCCAAGGCTGTTGAGATTGAATATCTTAGAATGGATAGCAATCTTGAATCAGGACTTGCAAGATCAACAAGGCAAGTAATAGGAAGTGACAAAGAAACTGGAACAAAAATGCCTCTAGGGTTTTATCTTGATAAGGCGCAAAGTATAGCGGATAAATCCCTACAAATTGCTTGGCGTGGTAGATATATGATTGAATTCAAATTGCCGCACGCATATCATAATTTACAGCCAACAACAAAATGTAGAATTACTATTGCTGGCAAGGAATATTTAATTAAAATTAAGTCCAAAGATTATGTTGTTAATGGGATTATAACATTTAAGGCGCATACATATGGTGCAGATATATTTTTAGATCAAGCATATGATCTTGACTATATTCCATTAGCGCCAGGAGAACAAGGAGATGATGGAGATATTGGTCCACCAGGCATAGAACCAATTATTAGAAATACAACATATGCTGTCGAAGCTCCCCCCTTTCTTTATACATATAATTACTTTGGGCCACAAATTTTTGCAGAATTACCTGGTGATATTTATGTATCTAAAGATGATGGATTAACATATGAAAATGTTTCTTCATTTTCCTCACCATCAATTATTTGCGAAATAACAACAGAATTGCCAAATACGCACAGAGTACAATGGGATGAAACTACTGAATTAACAGTTACTACAACTGCTACTTTGCAATCTTATTCAGAAGAAGAAGTTTTAGGTGGAAAAAATCTTGGCATAATTGAAAGAGCAGATGGCTCAGTTGAATGTATAAGATTTAAAAATAGAGAAGTAATAGATTCAACTACATATAAACTAACTGGAATTTTACGTGGAGTCTTAGGAACAGAAAATTCAGTCTCTGGCACAGATATTGGCGCAAAACTATTTATCATTGATGCCTCTTTAATAACCGATGCCACTAGCAATAGAATACAATTAGGCTTAACAGATCAAGATGTTGATATAAAATACAAAGTAGTTTCTGATGGGGCTGACTTAGAAGAAAGTATATTAGATATAGCTGCTGTTACTGATTGTGGCATTAAGCCATTCTATCCAAATATTTATAAAGCTGTATATACAAGCACTGGAGTAACAGTTCATTGGATTAGAAGAACAAGACTAGATTCAATTTGGATTTCAGGAGACTCGGCTCCTTATTGGGGGGATACTAATGAGTGGATGTATCAAATTTGGGGTGGAGGAGTAAAACTATCAGGCAGCTTTTTAGAAAACTTGCCTGATAGTGGACATCATTTTACAGTTCTAAAATCTGAATACCCCACAGCGGATACAATTAAGATTGCACAATATGGCCATTATCATCAAACAGGATTTAATTTTTCGGAGATTTCAATATGACTGCTACACCTAATTATGCTCTTCAAGAAATGACAGAAGGTCAAGCTAATCATCACTTGATTTATAATCAACTTGTTAATGAGCTTGAATCTAAATTTGGATTTGTTATATCAGCATTAACTACTGCTGAACCAGGGGCTCCATCAGAAGGGGATGCTTATATCTTGCCAACAGGTAGAACAGGAACTGTGTGGGCTACATTTGCTATTGGGTCTATTGCCTTATATTACTCTGCTGGATGGCAAGAGTTTGCCCCAAACAAAGGCTGGCATGTAATGGACAATGGTACTGAAAACCTATTATATTATGATGGATCTGCATGGGTACAAAAAACATTCTGGGAAAAAATGACTGGTGGCTATTCTACAGCTTTGGATATTAAAATTACTGGCGATCTTGATATTGATGGCGCAGCAGATTTTAGTAGCACTATTAATATAAATGGTGCTGTTACTATTCCAACTGGATCCCTGGATGTCACTGGCACCACTTACCTTAGCGGAACAGTTACTATGAGTAATGCTTCAGTTTCTATGAGTGCATTGCCAGCAACGGATCCAAGCGTAGCTGGAAGACTATGGGCAGACTCAACGGATAATTATACAATAAAAGTTTCTCAAGGCTGAAAAGATGCTTGGGTGCATTATATTTAATAATGCACCCAGTCATATCATTTACAGCTCATATTCATGTTTATTCGCCAACTCTTGCAATTCTTGCGATTTCTCAAAAAAAGACTTTTCGTCATAGGCTGCCGCTTCTGAAGGCATGTCACGTTCTAAGTTTGCAATTTTCATAGCTTCAAGTTCTGCCTGTAATGCAAAAACCAATGCCAACCTTTTCACATCGTATGTGTTCATAAAATCCTCCATTGCTTAATAAATTGCTTCATTTTATCACCCTCGATGTGGGAATGATTCATTCCAACTATTGTCCAGCTATTTAGTGGAGAAACTTTCCATGTCACAGCCTTTACTTCTTCACACTTAGCGCTGGAGTCAAACTCGCAGCGCCCGCACTCATCTGTATGCTCGTGTGGTTGCGCACCCATGCAAAAAGAAGCCTCATCGCAAGAATTTCTGGAGCTACAAATTACGCTACCAACGGAGTTCATTTTACCTTTCTCCATTTAACAACATCACCAGAAGATCCATTATTAAACCAAACTAATTCACATGCTCTGATCCCTGTAATACTTCCACTTTTGCGTATCACGTCTATTTTATCTCCAGGTAGACAGTCAGGCCACGATTTGCCATCATGCTCTATCCAGGGATTATCTGGGATTGGTTCGGCATAGTCCCATGAGTAATACATGTGATCTGGATCATATGTCACACATACAAATTGTTCTTTATGCATACCCACGAATTCTTGCTCAACACCTCCTGATCCTACATCGTTAACAAGAATCAGATCGCCGTTCTCTGGCTCCCATTCCTTTGAGTCCAGTACAGCAAGTGCTTCTGCAACAGAAATGTGGCAGACTTGATTTTCCATTTCAGCATGTAGTTTAATTAATGCTCTTTTGTATTTGTTCATAATTCCTCCAGTTCATACAACTCTTTCAGTTTAGCTGAGGTCGTATCGAATGATCATGGCTGCATCTCTTCGTTCAGTCTGGCTGAAATGACCTTTACACTGTCTCCTTCTACAGAATATATGGCATGATATAGCCACATGTTATTGCGCTCATCACCACTGCTATTTTCGAGGCAGTGCTCATCCAGAAATCCACTGGCATTGTCTTTGGTTATTTGCTTGGCGATATTGATAGCCCTCTCTTTATCTGTGTAAGGAAACGCCTCCACACCAATGTGCCTATCTTCTACGATAACGATATAAATTCTGCTCACTTTACTTTCCTCCTAGGATAGGCTTGGCGAATTTCCATCCATAATAGATGGTTGCATTTATCGTTCGGCATATAAAATTATCTCCATCTTTATATACGAATTTTCGTTTCATTAGAGGGGACTTCCTTTCTTTACTTACCAAAATCCATTCATCAAATTTTGGTTCCCATTCATCTGAGTCCAGTACAGAAATGGCTTTCCTCACTGCCGTCTGTGTAGGCAAAAAATTCTGATTGTGATAATGATGTGCCAACTTAACTAACGCTTCTTTGTATTTGTTCATTTCAACTCCTATAGCTCTATAGTCCATTCGTGTTTAGGGTCAGGTACAAAAGCCATTGCAATGCGCCAATCATAGCCATCATCTATTCCGTTAATGTCTGTGACGTGAACAACACTTTCAGTTGCTTTCACCAACCATCCACCAGGAACTTTTGCTCTGGTATGCCAATTGTCTATCTGTTCAAATTCAAATTTCATTCTGGTTCCTTCATAAACACGGCGATTCTGATCGGAGTGTTGCCTCTAGCAGCCACCCTCGATGCTGTCTGATCAGTTTTCCAATAATCAGTGTGTGTTTCATATGTATTAGCCCAGCACTCCAACAGCTCGGCTTTTACTCGGTATTGGTAATTCTGGAAATCAAGTAGCTGATGTGTTCCTTCAAAATTCCGCCACGGTACTTTACCTATGACCTGTTCTTCTATCTGCTTCCCCTTGCTTAGTGCGACAAGGATTGCGACCATTTCTTCATTTGTCATTTTACGCTCCGCGTCTTGATCGTTGCTGGGTTTATTCTGTGTATTCATTTCTTCGCGGCAAATATGGCTACTTACTTCATCATTCATTACAAAGCACCTTCATTTGGTTATCAAAAACGCCACAAATTCCACTATGTGCGCCACAACAGAGAGAAAGCCAGCAAGGACGAATATTGGGGCAATAGTTCCCGGACACACGCTATCTTGTTCCTCTCCGATATACACTTTCGCTTTCGGCTTATTATGAAGCTTCGCCAATTTATTGTAGACATCAACTGAAGATTTCAAAATCCTGGCGACTTCTAATTCTAATTCTATTTCTATTTCTGATTCACTTCTCATCACTTCACCTGCTTTTCTACCGTGTAGTTACAAGTCAAACCAATATATCCAGAATGCGTGCCACCTGTCAATATTATGCAAGGGGTTCCATCTGAAAGAACATGAGGAACTTCCCTGGAGTGTAATGGTTTGGGCGTATTATCTATGCATCCAGTTGTTGATAAAACAACTAATAAGCAAATCATTTTAATCTTCATCATTTCACCCACATAATGTGATACTTGCGCGGCAGGTTGCCGCATGAATAGTTCGAGTTGCTGACAAACACGCACTTATGCATTTTGTTTTTCATATTAAATGCCTATAATAATATTTATTTCCTTGTGCTATGATACTGGGTGGTGCTGGAGCAGTTATAAATGAATCATATCGAATTGGCTTTTTTGCTCTTATTCTGTCTAATCTTTTATCCAAGGCTTCATTAAGTTTTTCTTTTCGTAAATTACAAAATGCTTGCTTATTCATTTTAACACCAAGCTGGTGTGCTCTTCCAGTTATTTGCTCTTTTGTTTTATCTGGCATAAATGGTGCACAAGCTTCCGCTCCTCCATCTTCATATAGATCAAAAATATATGTATCATAACCAGCAACTTCCCAAGGATTTGTTTTAGTTCGCAACTGACCCAATATATTCTTATCAACTTTTACTTTTAAAATATATGCAAGATGATTTATTTGCTGAACTTTCCATCCAGTAGAATGTTCCTTGCAGGCAGCGGAACCACCTAAATGATAAAATTCATTAATAACTTCGCACATTTCATCCCTAGTTGTTTTTATGTATAAACTCATTTGAACTCCGTCAATATCCCTTTGTTAAAAACTTTTGTTACTATGTCTATATCAACAAGAATGCTGCGTTTTTTGTTTTCAGTATCAACAAAACAAAGATCCATTCTGCCAATATTAATATCTTCTATAGGTATTCCTGTTTTCTTTTTAAAATCTATTATGGCCCCAGACACCCTGACTAACATTTTATTGTATTCATCACGAACTTCATCATATTCCATCATTTGTTTTTCTCCAGCAACTCTTTTGCTTTTGCTCTATTTGCACGACAATTTGGATCTTTCATTAATCCCTTCAATCTTTTGTGATAGAGATTAAGCTCCATAACTGCTAAAGCAACCAGTCCCTGTGCGTATGGATCATGCAAATTATCTACTGCTGAATCAAGATGCTGAATTGTATTCTTAGGATATGTCATTCTGGCACCTGTACAACTTTGATAATTTTTCGCTCCATACCAACACACCTTTTTGCTTCATCATTAGTATGATATACCCTTGGTGCGCTACTTATATCGTTAGTACCAATTGTTAACCAGAATTCAAGAGGATCTGGTTTTACACGATATTCCATCAAATCAAAATTCCAGTATGGTCTATGGGTTATTCCCCAAGTAGTCCCTGATTTTTTTTTACATTGAATAGTTTTTCCATCAAGGTATGCCTGTACTACTTCAATAATTTCTATTGTCTTCATAATTTTAGTCTCTTATATCTACAAGTAAAATTAAACCATAGCAGATTGCTATACCTATTGAAGAAGAATGTTCTAACCCAACCAGGATTCCTATGCAAATTGCTAATACTTGTCCCATTAATACATTAAAATCTTTCATATTTCACTTATCCAATTAGTTGCTATAGGGTGGAATGGAATGCCATCCTTTGTCATATTCATATATTCAACTCTTATCAATTCCCCAATATATAAATCCCTATTATACCAAACATATTCTTTTTCTGGCATTGTTCCAGGAGCACTAACTCTAAATGTTCTTTGTCCTTCTAGCCAACATTCAAGAATTGCCCAGCCATCTTTGGATGCATGAATATCTTTTACTAGAAATTCACCATCAAGAAAAGTCTTAACTTTTACAAGAGACTTGCTGCGCTTGCCATCCTCATATCCTGCATCTGACCAACGGATAATTGCTCCTTCATATCCATCTGAAGTATATCCTTTATGTATTTCCCATACTTCTTCAACTCTTTCTATTCTATCAGTAGGAGCAAGAATTACAGCTCCACCATTTACTTTTCTTGATAATTCCTCATATCTATCAATGTAAGGAACATTAGACATTAGATCATAGGCATGGAAATTTAGCTTTTTAGTATCCTCTTGGTTACGCTTTATCCAACTAACAATAGTTTGTAAAGAAGACCCATGATGATACAGTTCTCCATCTACATAGTCTCCTTCATCAAGATCCAGCCCTATAAATATATGATCAAGGTTGGCAGCAATTATTTTTCCATTTCTAGAATATGCAACCATTTTATCATTCTGCTTTGTAATAATACAACGGTTTCCATCATATTTTGGTTGAACATAGGCTCCAGCAAATATAATATTTTTTACATTCTTTAGTGCTTGGGCTAGCATTGGCTTTTTAAACCCAAGCTTATTTGTTGCCTTTTGATTAGCTTCGTTAATATCTGATCTATATCCCTTGTCTCTTTGGCGCGATATTTTTGATGCCATTTGAAGCATTATCTGATCTTCAATTGATCTTCCTGCTTTCCCAGCATCAACTTTTTCAGTAACTGTTTGCATTCTTCCATCAAGGACCCCATGCTCTATAACAATAGTTGTTCCAATAACACCAATTCTCCATTCTCTAACTGCGCCATTATTATCTTGCATGTATAAACTTTTTGGTTTTATATTCATTATTTCTCCAGTTGCTTAATTTTCTTGTTGAATTGCTGTCGATGATATATTTACATTCTTTGGTGCAGATACAGCTAGCGTGACAGTATGCCCATATTGACATATTTCTTTAACTATCACCTCAACTATTCCGCAGTCATCATTTTCAAATGTAAGAACATCATCAGTTTTATGCTTTAATATTAACATTAATATACATCCCGATTATCATCAATTAGCCAAGGTGATCCAAGTCTTGCTGCTTGAACAGCAGGAATTAAATCATGAAATTCCTTTAGATGTGCATATACAGATTCTGCCAGCATTATATTTACATCATAATCTTTATTTGTTATTGTTATAATTTGCTTCCTAATTGCTGCAGCATATCCCATTTCAAATACTGTCCCTTGGTCACGGTCATCTATTACTGCAACCATTATATCACAATCTATTATGTTTTTGACATTATTGTCATAAATTTTTCTTTTTGACTGTGCCCTTTCTTCAGATGTCATATTCATCAAAATCCCATCAAGCCTTGGGCTATAAAAATCAAGCGTAATTGACTCAAGTTCATCTTCTATTTTTTTAACAAAAGCAATTTGCTCTTCATTAAAAAATGGGCTTGCTATATATATCTTATTCATTTGGAATACTCCTGCCAGGAAACTGGCCTATTGTCAATTTTGATTTGCTTTCTAATATCATTCTTATCTATTTCTTTTCCATTTATTCTTGCATGTATTGGACAAGGAAATCCAGGGTCAGCGGATGTATACCGTACTTTTGCATCACCATCATATGGGCAAGCTCCATCATTACATGGTAGCTCCCCCTCTTTAAAGATAAACATGTTTGCAACAGGTGTTAAAATCTTTTCCCACATCCTATAATGAGCAAGCCAGCAACTGCGCTTTCGATATATTGACCTCCACACTTCTTTATCCGCTCCGACTTGGACAAACATGCCGTGGCCAAGTGTTGCGTCATAAATACTGTATTTTATAGTATCAACTATGCTATCTTTAACTGATAATATATTATGCCTTATTAAATGAGATCTTAATGAAAATGGAACTTCGGCAGTTACAACGCCATAGTCTCCAAGTTTACCAGTTCCAAAATCAACAAGGATTGGATTTACATTTACGGGTTTATATGACAGATATGGTATCCTTAGCTTTTGTAATAATTCTCTAAGAGCATCAACAGCACTATCAAAACAGTAAACATCTTGACATAAAAAGGTAAACTGATGATATATTTTTGCCAAAGTTCGTGGCGATACCTTTAACATATATTCTGTTTCAGCAACTATTGGCAAGAGCATCCTATATTCATCTTGTGGCACCCCTTTTATTTTTTGTAGTTCCATTTTGTTTCTAAGCCCTGCATAATACTTGCCGTTTTTATTATAAATATCGTCTGGTACAGTAAAATAAATCGGATCTTCAACTCTCGATGTTCTTGCCCACATTATATGATCTCTAAATGAAGCAATAATTTCGCGCTCAATTATTGTTGATTTAACTTTCAGTATAATTGATGGAAAGTCATTAATTGGGGCATCAATCTTTTTTATTTCCTCTGTATTTGCTGAGTGCAACTTTGGCCGTGAATATAGCCAAACATCTGAAACCATATCTTTTTGATCAGGTACTGAATAAACTTCTATTTTCATAATTTAAAGCCTCTTTATCTCTGCACAAATTATCATTGCTTCTTCAAGCAAGTCATGTAAAACAGTATTTTCCTCATTATTTCGCATATCATTAAAATAATTTGATAGTGAATTTATGTGGTTAGTTATTGCCCTATTATTTAGGATTACACTTTCTTCATATATCTTTAGTAGAACAGATATTGCATCAGCAATCCTAACAATCCTACCCTCGATTGTTCCATCCTTTGCCAATAGCCAATAATTATATAGCTTCACTGTTCCAAGAAGATCAAATGATATATCTCTCATAGCAACCTTTTCGATAAGATTTATTTCACGGTTTATATCAGCATTTGCATACTTAGTAACTCTTGATATATCTCCAACTATTGATTCCTCCATATCATGCACAATTGCCTTTCTAAGTAATATTGTAACATCAACTTCTGGCATCAACTCTGATACTATTAGACAAAACATAGAAACAAAACCAGTATGCTCCATAACAGATTCCTCTCTAAGAAGGTGAGACTGGCTGTAGCGGGTTATTGTTGCCGTATTTATTCCAATATCAATTATTTTTTTCAACATTTTTTACTTTACCTGTAGTTTTATCTAATTCAACAATGCCAGTTATTGATATGCTGCGCCATTGATCACGGATAGTTCCTTTTATTAAAAGCCATGTTTTATCTGGTATTGCATGTTCAGCCCAGTATTGTCCATTAAGGTCATCATATAAAAATGGAGGGATCATGCACTTTATATCATCAGTATCATCCTCTATATATATATTCAGGTACCACCTATCAGATTCAACTTTATGCCCTCTTTTTAATACTGCCTGTACATCATTCCTATCTCGTAAATCACGCTCTGTAACTTTACCAATTATAATATATTCACCAGGCTCTTGGCAATCCATTATTTGTTTTGGGGAAACCCCCAATCCAATACTTCTTGGCTCTTTGAATATTTTACCAAAATAATGATCTGTTGGAAATAATATATCAAAAGGTGTAACTGGGTTCATTAACTTTTTCCCTATTACTGGAGTATATCCAATGCCCTCCTCTCTTCTGTTAATTATCTCTCTTGCTTTTTTTATACCAATTCCATCAATAGATGTAAGTCCACCAAGAAGTCGTCCATTACTTATGCTCCAATATTCAGTAGATTTGTCAGAATCAAGAGCAGTATATTCAATTTTATCATTTACAACAAAATCTCGCAATATTCTTACTGCACTGTCAGTATCTTTGGCATGATTAAGATTTGCTGCAGCAAATTCTAGTGGATAGTGGGCTTTACAATATGCTGTCCAATAGCTTATCATAGAATATGCAACGGCATGACTTTTATTGAAGCCATAACTGCCCATGCTTGCTATTGCTTTCCAAGTCGCTTCCGCTGCCTCTTTTCCATATCCACTTTCTTTTGCACCAACCATAAATATATCTTTATACCCGGCAAAAAACTCATCACCATATGATTTAGATATAGCACCCCTTAATATATTTACATTTTCCCAGCTAAATTTCCCTAGTTCGCGGAGAATGATCATTGTTTGCTCTTGATATATAACAATTCCATATGTGCCCTTTGTAACTTTATCATATATATCACCATATGAAATGATTTCTTCATCTCCATGTCGTCTTTTTATAAATTTTGCTGTTCCACCAGAGTTAAGTGCCCCTGGTCTACCAAGAGAAGTTATTGCACATATATCATCAAAAGATTCAACCCCCATTTGTTTAGTTACAATCCCAAGAGCTTTTCCATCAAATTGAAATATGCCGGAAAGTCTCCCATCATTAAATATATCAAATGTTTTCTGGTCATCTAATTTAAGTGAATAGAAATCATGAAAATCGAATCCAGATAATTTTGCCGTTTCTTCAAGAATTGTTAGTGTTCTTAGTCCAAGAGCATCAATTTTTAATAAGCCTATTGATTCAGATTGCCAATGATCCATCATAAGAATAGAATCTCTGCTATTTATGCCACCAAAATTATATAGTGGCTTATTTGCAACAATCACTCCAGCAGCATGTTTTCCAGAATGTCTAGCGTGCCCCTCTATTTTTGCGACAATAGACATTTCTGGGAATTTTTTAATAAATGCCTTTCCTGCTTCAGTACCCTCTAATGTATCAAGGATACAATCTGCGGCACGGGCATCACCAGAGCTTCTTTCAATAATTGAATCCTTCAAATCAGAAATTTCATATGCAGGAATATCAAGTGCTTTCGCAAAATCTCCAAGAGCAGACTTTGGTTTAAACGTTGATACATTTCCAATAGCCCTGACATTATCTTCACCATAAACTTTTGAGATATATTTTATTACTGCTCCTCTTTTTATATCTGGTATATCTGTATCTATATCTGGAAAGTTGCTACGATTTATATCAAGAAATCTAGCAAATAGTAGGCCATATGGAATTGGATCAATTTCAGTTATTCCCATAAGATAGCAAACAAGACTTCCACCCGATGATCCTCGACATGGCCCAATTAATGATGTCTTTTTTGCCTCAACAAGTATATCAGATACAACAAAAAAGTAATCTTGAAAATTCTTTTTGAGGATCAGCTCAACCTCAGTATCAAGCCTTTCCTTATATATTGGGTCATCAAGGTCTATTCCCCTTCTTATTGCTCCTTTCATGCACTCTTTTCTCAAGTCTTTATTTTTCAAATACTTAAGCATTTCTGATTTAGTTATATTCGCATTTAGATTATCGGCTAGAATATCGGTATTCGTGAGAGACTCTTGTGGTAGTCCCTCTGCTAAAAGTCGGTGTTCTGGCATGATATAGCCGCCATAAGTCCTAATATCGGTGCCTTTTGCTGCTGAAAGAGCCTCATATACCCCTTGATCATCTATATTTGGGTACTTGACGTAAGGAATACATAGAACCTGTTCGGAGAGTCGCTTTAAATCCTTTAGCCCTAGTAAATCCCCGCGATAGGCTACGGAATAATAATTTATTCTGTATTCAAGCAGCTTTGAATCGCTAGGTACACGGTCTGCTATGATAACTATATCATCAGACATTTCAAGGATATCAGAATAAAGCAGCCTAGGAGCATAATAAAAATTATTATATGCTATATTTACAGTTTTATATAATTCCCGCAAACCATTATCATTCTTCGCTAAAAGGATTAAATTTATTTGTTGATCCATAGAAGCCCGCAAAGACCTTGCCTTAATTATCTCTTTTGTTGCAATAAGTCTTACGCCAAATATTGGTTTAATCTCATGTTTCTTACACAATTGCTCAAATTTTACATGCCCAAATGTATTATTTGTATCTGCTATACCCACAGCGGAATCACCACGAGCAACCGCATCCAATACAAGCTGCTCTAGGTGATAATAGCACTGCTGAAAGCTATATTCGCTTTGAAGTGCTATGTGGATCATAATTTTTCCAAATCAACAAACCCTTTTTCAACTAATCCATGTAAGCTACGAACCAATGCCATCACATCATTCCTTGCTCTGTGTGCATCAGCAAATCCCTTGCCAGTCATTTCTTGATGAAGATTAGATAACTTTAGCCTATATCCACGCACCTTCATGCTTGCTTCAACAGTACATAGGTGATGCCTTGGCCATGGAAATTTAATCAGTTTATCAATACGCAGTAGTTCATTAGCCAACATGGATGAATCAAAGTTAAGATTATGTGCAACCATAACATCCACGCCAGTAAAAAACTCTGCTAATTTTCCATATTCATTCATAAATCTTGGTTGGCCAATCAACATTTTATCAGTAATCCCAGTTATCTTTGGAATAATATCAGGCAGTGGGAAATCAATATTATAAAATGATTCATACTCACGAAGCATATTAAATTCTTCGTCTATTACACAGGCATATAATTCTATAATTCTTGGTTGTTTATCTAATCCTGCTGGACTTGGCTTCAATAAGCCAGTTGTCTCTGTGTCAAATACAGCTATTTCCATTATCTATTCCTCTGTTAAAATTTTGGCAATTCGCCAGATAAAAAATCCCAGTTGAATGGGAGATTGTATTTTTCAATAACATACTTTTTACAATTTTGCTCTACAATTCCCCAATCATGAATTATAGATTTATGTCCTATTTTAAATTCACTAGTTTTATGTCTATATACTGGTGAATTACTTATAATGCCATGTTTATATCCATTGGCAAGCAAGCGAAATACAAATACTGGCTCTTCCATGCCACCTAGTAATTGTCGCTCTTCAATGTTAGCTAATTCACCTATATTTTTTATAAATATGCCACGATTTGTTGTGATTATACATTTT